GCTCATAATTATTGGGTTTGATTGTTTGTTATTCTCCATGAAAGTTCTTCACGTTGTCTTCTTAATTCTTCTCCGGCTCTTATCAAAGCATTCTCAACTTCGGTTTCTTGCCACCATTCATCAGCGTCAGGTTCTTCGGCATATTCTCCCACAATGCCATAGAAAAACTTAAATTCACTATTTAACATCGACTAACGATTTGATGTGCTTATCAATTATTTTAATTGTTTTCTCCATATCTGGGGTTAAACCATTATTACAATAATCAACGATGATGTTGGTAATTTTTATGGTTTCTAATAATGATAGTTTGCATTCCATTGTCTTGCAATATTCCATCATGAATTTAAGACTAGATTGTCTTACGATACTCTCTTGTGTGTTTTGTGCCATTTTGTTTTTTCTTTTTTAGTAATATATTTCTAACCATTCTAACTGGGGGTAACCACATTCTTTAATGGTATTTTCCCATATTTCAATTAACTCTTTCTTTTCCTTTGAGTAAAGGGACTTAACGTCATCTGCACTTAAATCTACCTTGCGGTATTGGTTTAACCAATCAATCTGTTGAATGATTAAAGCTTTCGTGTCTCTTTGTAATTTCCAAGTTTTCATATTAATATTTGATTTTGTTTAATTTGAATTTCATTCCGTTGAGTACGTTGAAGAAACTATCTTCATACACACCAGTGTTCTTATGATTGCTAATAAAGTCTTCAATCATTAACTCAAGTGCTAGGCATTCGTTGGTATCTAACTTTAACCTATGATGTGAAACCTTTTCAACCTGGTGTTCTTCATCTACCAAACGATAGATACTGTTGGGTGCGCCATATTCTCCGATACGTTTATCGGTAGTTTTAATGACTTTACCTTCTTTGGATAAATTGGATAATGAACGACTGATAGAACTTTCAGAAGTTTTGTCTTGTACCTGTTTGAAGATACCCATTAGATCTGCGCGGGTAAATTCTTTATGCTGTAAGAATAATTCGTAGATAATCTCTTCCTGATTCTTAGCTTTGGTCTCAAATTGATGTTTTAAATTGTCATCAAGGAACAATGTGTTGTGATAGCTTGCCATTTTGCTGTTTGTTTATAATGTAAATATACGTGTTATTATTAACATTAACAAGTGTGTTGATAAATATTTCTATCTTTTTTGATAAGGTCGTCTATTATTAGCTTGTTGAATCGCAGTAGCCCATCTCAAATTACCGGGTTCATAGTTACCATCATTATTAATTCTATCCAATGAATGACCTTTTGGTCTATGTCCAAGATTTTCTAAAATCCATGTCTTAAATCTAATCCAATCTCTAAAATAGTCACAAACTTTGATACCACGACCGCCATAATTATGATATTTAATGTAATTTGGATTATGGCATCTAGTTACCATGGTACTCCAAGTAGTATATAAATAATAAAATTCAGAACCCCTAACAGCATCATAGTGAATACCCATTCTTTCTGAATGTAATTCAACCCTAAAACAACCACAAGATGATGTGGCACCTTTAATTATTGATAAAAAATCGGCGACACCTTTATTGCCACAGTCACATACATAATTAACTCTTCTTCTACAACTAAATATTTTATTATACTTTCCTTTACGTGGTTCAGCTTCACTTAAAATAGTTAATTTATTAATCTTTTTACCAATATAATCTTCAATCTTATGTTTAATTGATGCTTCGCTTACATTCTTGTCTCTTATACAGCCACAAGATGTTGATAATCCAGCTTTAATATTTTGTAAATAATAATCTTTTATTTTACCGCAGTCACATTGAGCTTTTACTCTTTTCATTTTGTAACCTTGTTTGTTAAGGACTGGTTCTACTTCTGCTAGAATTTTCAAAGAATTTATCTTTGCTCCGATTGGTGTTTCTTTTGCTACTCCCATAATTAATTGTTGGTTTATAAATACAAATATAAATGTTTGCACCAACACAACAAAATGTGTGACTGATATTTTTTTTTCTGGTTTATACTATGTATATTTGTATTGTACTAATGACTGAATATATAGGGGGCTAGCATTGGTGTGAGCTGGTCCCCACAATTTTTTTTTCAATCATTACCAAAGTTTCAGAAAAAAGTATATATTTATAATAGCTCCCTTCAACATAATACGAGCTTAACGACATTTAAGGGTTATTGAACGAAAACAGAGGTTGAAGGCTGTGAGTAATTTGATAGCCCTTTAACTTTTCAAAACAATTAACTATGGCAAAACGCTACACAGATAGTGAAAAATGGGAAGACCCCTGGTTCACTGATTTAACAAATGAACAAAAGTTAGTATGGTTATACCTACTTGACAATTGTGATAATGCTGGATTATGGAAAAAGAATATTAAGTTATTGAATTTCCATTTAGGTACTACTTTCGTTGAGAGTGATTTATTAGAATTTCTTGATAAAAGAATAATTGAAGTTAATAACAAATGGTATATTGAGAAATTTGTTATATTTCAATACGGTACTGATTATTTAATTAATAGTAATAAAGCAGTGCTATCCGCACTGGATAAGTTGGAGATAAATAATATTATCAAATTCACAGGAAATTTCATTGAAGTACCTAACAAGTACAAACCATCTGAACCCAAAAAGATAAAAGAATATACCCTATCTATACCCTATCAATACCCTATTGATACCCCCAAAGATAAAGATAAAGACAAAGATAAAGATAAAGATAAAGATAAAGATAAAGATAAAGATAAAGACAAAGAGAAAGATAAAGACAAAGAGAAAGATAAAGTTAAAGAAGAAGACAGGGATAAAGTAAAAGAAGAATTAAAAGATAAAATTCTGGATATATTCAAAGATGAAAAGATATTCAAATTAATAGAAAAAAGAGATATGGATGCTATTGAAAGAATGGATAAACATATGTTCAATATGCATTATGGTCTTATTAACAAATTAATAAATCTTAAATAATATGAAACTAACAAAATGTGGACAATGGATTTTCCGGGATGGAGAATTGTCTATGCCAGCTTTTATTAAATCTACTTCAACTGAAAGAAAGGAATATTTGGAATTAATTAAATCTATTCCAACTGATGAAAGAAGTACTATGGATCAATATCTAGTTGAATTATACAATTTAGATAAAAAACAATCTCAAAATTACTTTGAATTGTAAAATAGAATTGTTATATTTTAGTATATTAATATCTGTTAATATTATACAAAAGCCCGGTACGGTTTATGACTCCCATATCCAACCGGGTTTTTCTTTTGTTAAAGCTGGCGTTTGCTCAAATCGAAACTATTTATGAAAATATGTACTGTTTGTAAAGTTGAGAAAGATGAAAATTTATTTCAACGTTACTGGCATAAAACTCAAGGATGCTTTCGTACTCGTCGTCAGTGTTCCAAATGTTTCTATTTAAGACGAAAAAAAGATAAATTGATACAAGTACCCACTGAACCAGAGATAAGCCAACCTGAGCCAATTCTGAAAGAAATAGAACTATCCTATGACCCAACCACACATAAGATTTGTAGGGAATGTAAGGAACTTAAAACTTTGAATGAATATGGAAGACCAACAAAGTATCCAAAGAAGACCAAACCTTTATGTAAAAAATGTGAAAGGATTAGAGAGAATAAGAAGTATAGACAAAAAGTTGATGACAAGGGTGGAAGTGACAAATGTCCCCCAAAACCAAACAGATATGCAGACCATTGGCAGCGTGAGCAAACATTTGAATTTCTTCAATTACTTGGCTGGCAGTTCAATCAAGATAAAGGAATATGGTGGAAGGAAGGAGTTAAAACACCCGAAGGGTTATTTATCAATATAAAAAAACCTTTCAAGGAACCTAAGCCAAAGACAATCCAACCAATAAAGAAAAGGGGAAGAATGGCACACAAAGCCTGGGAAAGAAAAGATGACATAAGGAAATTAAGAAAGGAAGGGATGAAGTTTTGGGAATTAGCTCAATTATTCAATGCATCCCAACCAACCATAAGAGAAATTGTTTATACCGAAGATGACGAACAAAGAACGAATTGAGTTAGGCTATATCGATATACCGGTAAGGTATCCCAAATTCACAAAGAAACAAAAGAATGCTCTGTGTGATAAGATTATTGACACGTTGTTACACCACATTGAGACACAGATAGATGACAACGAAATAAACAAAGTGACGTTATTGGATAGTGTTTTTGAAAGTACAATACTAACCAATGAAGAATACGAAAACTACGAAGTATGCCAGGTCATTTTAGATTGTAGGAAACGATTGAATGATAATTGAAGTTGAGCAGTACATTGCAAAAAATTATTACCAGCTATTAAAAATAGCAAAGAAATACACTAAGAATGACGATTGGGCGTCAGAACTATTACATGAAGTTGTCTTACAACTATATGACAAGAAAGAACTAAAACTAAACCTTGATGATACAAGCATAAAAGCTTATATTATAAGGTGTTTGATGGTGAATTGGTGCTACCCATCGTCACCGTTCTTTAAGAAGCATAAGAAGCATAACAATACCCACATTGAACTAAGCGAGATAATGGAATTGGTCCAGAAAGATTCGGAGCTGGAAGAACACAGATTAATGGATATATTGGAACAAGAGTTTGGGGATGTTAATTGGTTCAACAAGATTATATTTGAGAAATATCTTACGCTTAATTCATTAAAGCGAGTATCACTAGATACCAAAATAACCATACCTTCAATCGGCAGGTATGTCAAAGAAACCAAAACCCAGGTAAGATTCAATACCATAAGAAGATTTGAAAACGAATAGCATATGTCATGTGGATGTAAAAAAAGAGAGCCAGTAATAATAACTCCGGTACCAACAGCAGTAATAACAGAAGAAAAGAAAGATTAATATGGAAAAGAAACCAAAAGGATGTGCAAGCTGTAAGAAGAAGAAACCAATAACAGAATTACCCCCAGTAATGGAAGACCACATACCATACATTCCAACGGTGGAAGATATGAAGTTAGCCTATGTTGAATTGGGAAACCAGTCAAGAGACAAAAGAGAATTTGTTAATCAGGTATATAAATTCATATTTGATGAAGACTTTAACTTTGATTGTCAGAGCTGTGTAAATGTTCAAGCAAGAAAGTTTAAGAATTATTTGAATGACAACTTAAAATTAGGTATATTATAGTATATGGGAACAGAACGTAGATTTAAGAGAAAGATGGAACGTGATATTAAGAAAGATATTAAGAAGAATGGTGATAAATTTAACGTTCCGTCTGAACAACAGATAAAAGATTATATTTATAAGAAAGCCACAGAGCTTAAAATTATAAACAACGATGGAACAGAAACCGAAACGCGGTAGAAAAACTGATGAGTTAGAGTTTGAACAGATGATGACAAGAGTATATGAACTTATGCTTTATGACCATTTATCTTACAAAGAATTTGCTAGCGCAGCCGCAAAAGAATTTAGTATAACAGAAAGACAAGCTGAAAACCTTTGGAAAGAAGCTAGAACACGTCTTAAAGAGCGTTTTGAACGCAATAAGGAAGAAATATTAGAAGACCACTTGAACCAGCTTTATGACCTATTAAAACGTTGTAGAGAAGACAGGAACAAAAGAGTTGAAAGAGAAGTACTAGCAGATATTGCTAAGGTACAAGGGATGGATGTTAAGAAAGTAGATGTAACATCAGGTGGCTCACCAATTTCTATCAACATTAATCTAGCAGAATAAAAAAATTTGCTTAGGCTACCGCCAAAATTACGTTTTTGACTATGGTAAAAGAACAAAGATTAGAATTAATCCAATTTACGGGCTTCAAAAAGTCTGGACGTAAGTTTTATAAGACCGCATTATTTCAGTGCAGCTGTGGTGGCACAAGAGAAGCGTACTGGCATAATGTGCAATCTAACAGGACAACATCTTGTGGATGCAAAGACATAGCACACGCAAAAGAATTACATAAGTACAAGAAAGTATATGGCGGATATAAATCTAACTAAGAGACAAACGGTAGCATGGAAGTATCTATTCGATGATACAACTAATGAAGTATGCTTCGGTGGATCCGCCGGAGGCGGTAAGTCTATGCTTGCATCTCTGTGGCTTATGACAATATGTCTAAAATATCCTGGAATAAGAACATTATTAGGACGTACCACATTATCATCCCTTAAACAAACATCACTTAATACTTTATTCGAAGTACTTAAAATGTCTGGGCTTCAAGCAGAAGTGCATTACAATTACAATGGTCAGTCCAATACAATTACATTCCAGAACAAATCAGAGATTATCTTAAAGGACCTGGAGTACAAACCTTCTGACCCTAACTTCGATTCACTAGCAGGTCTGGAAATTACAGCAGCAGTTATTGAAGAAGCTTCACAAGTAACAAGGACAGCATATAATATTGTTAAGTCCCGTATTCGTTTCAAGTTAAATGAGTACAACTTAATTGGTAAGATACTAATGACTACCAACCCATCACAAGGGTTCTTAAAGAAAGAGTTTTACTTACCTTACGTAGAAGAACGATTAGAACAGAACAAACAGTTTGTACCTAGTCTTCCACTTGACAACCCACACTTACCACAGTCTTATCTTAACATGCTTAATGAATTGCCACCAGAGCAACGTAAGCGTTTGTTATTGGGTGACTGGAACTATAATGAAGAACTGGATGCGTTGTTTGATTTTGACAGCATTGCACAATGTGCGTTTAGAGCTGCACCTAACCCATTAGACAAAAAGTATATTAGTATTGACGTAGCCAGATTTGGTGGTGACAGTACGGTCATTTGTATTTGGGTTGGTCTAACAGTAGTAGAAATAATAAGATATAATAAAATAGATACGGTTACATTATCGTCCCATATAAAGGACTTAATCGCGAAGCATGGTATTCATCCATCACAAGTAATTGCGGACAGTGATGGGGTCGGAGGACCCCTTGTCGATATGCTTAGATGTACATCCTTTGTGAATAATGCTAGACCCTTACACGAACAGAACTTTACTAACTTAAAATCACAGTGTTACATTAAACTATCAGACTTGATTAAACAAGAAAAGATTAGTATTAATATCATTGACCCTGTCATTGTAGATGAACTAACACAACAGTTATTATCAGTTAAATTAAAGGACGTAGAGAAAGACGGTAAGGTAGGGATTATAGGAAAGGACCAGATGAAGAAAGTCTTAGGTGTCAGTCCTGACTTAGCCGATGCAATGATGTTGCGTATGTATTATGAAGTTAAAAACCTGAAGAGCACAGGTAGATATTCAATTGCTTTTATAGGATAATATGATAGAGTTTGAAATAGACGGTAAAGAATACAAGATTAAAGAATACTTATCAGTAGGTGACTACCAAAAGATATTTAAGGTTAAGGACCTATTTGAAGATGACTACTTCAAAGCTAAGGTAGTGAATTTACTTACAGATTGTCCAATGGAAACATTATTAGAAGCTGACAATCATAAGGTAGATTTTTTAGCCACATCAATCTTTGCAATGGTTCCTAAACAACCTGTAGTATTCCAGGATAGATTTACATTAGATGGCATCGAGTATGGATACCTACCATCATACAAAAAGATTAGCTTCGGTGAGTTTGTCGATTTAGATACGCTACTTACAAAGAAGCCAGAAGAAGTGATGGACTACTTGCACATCATATCAGCGATTATGTACAGACCCATCATAAGTAAAAAGTCTAAGCACGATTTTCAGATAGAAAAGTACGATGTGAATACCATGGAAGAACGAGCAAATCTCTTCCGTGAGAAACTAGATATTAAGCTGACGTTAGGTGGGCAGTTTTTTTTTACACAGTTCGCAAAGAACTATTCGCACTATATCCCTCTATCTTTGACACAGAAGCTCCAGAGGGAATGGCAAACAGCGAAAATACTGTGGGCGAACAGGAAATGGATATGGAAATATCTTTTGAAAAAAGATTTGGATGGTATGTCGTCCTCAATAGAGTATCAGGAAGCGATATTACAAAACACACTCAAATCTTTCAGAAAAACGTTATTGAAATAATGAACCAGTTGGTGTATCTGATTGAGTACGACCAGGAACAAGCCCGCCAACAAAAAAAAGCAATGAGCAGGTAATTTCATTACACGTTCAGATAAATTAGATATTTATAGTTAGATGATTCAAATCAATTACAAACAAATCTTAACGTATTTTAGCTCAATTGCTCAACACCATGAGCAGATTAAGTCTTATGGCTTTGGTGATTTGAACCAATGTACTAACGATATTGTCACAAAACAGGAACCTTTATTTACTAGGTTATATATTGTCCCAGAGAATGTAGAGTTTAATCAGAACCATATTCATTACAACTTTAATATGTTGGTAATGGACATTATTGATGATGACCTAAGCAATCAAAAGGAAGTAATGAGTGATACATTTGCTATCATTACAGATATTTGGACCGTATTTTGGCAGTCATATACTGAACAGTACGGTGATTTTTCACAGATTATTGTTGGTGACTGGGAACCTACTGTTGTTCCATTCTTAGAACGTTTCGATACAGTTGTTGGTGGATGGAATATGCATATTAAAATGTCTGCTCCATTTGACTACAATAGTTGTAATTTACCTATTGCAGCTGGTTATAGCTTCCCACAAGACCAATCATTTAGTTCTTATAGACAAATTATACAGGACTGGGAAGACTTTGCTGATGCCCACGAACAAATTAAAAGCTTTGGTTATGGTGATGCACCTAATCTGACAATGAACATTGATACAGAGAAGGAACCTTTATACCCACGTATCTATTTTATTCCAAAAGATTCTAGGTTAAATCCTAATCATATGCACATTACGTGGGAGATTATGGTTGTGGATAAAGTGGATGAAGATTTAAGTAACCAGCAAGACGTTTTATCTGATACGTTAGAAATTCTTAAAGACTTTTATGCTAAGGCATATCTTTCGGATTATGAAGTTGATTTTGATGCTAACTTATGGCCGTGGTTAGAAAAGACTGATGCGGTATTAGCAGGATGGACAATTACATTAAGTATTACACAGAAGTTTGACTTTAATAGATGTGTATTACCTATGACTGATTTTGCACAGCCATCTCCTACACCTACTCATACTCCTACTCCGTCTGTAACAGCTACAATGACTCCGACTCCGAGCATTGAGCCTACTAGTACGCCTACACCAACGGCTACGCCAGATCCTACAAGTACTCCAACACCTAGTGTAACAACAACTTTAACTGCTACTCCTACTGGAACACCAGCAAGCACGCCAGATGTAACACCATCTGCTACGCCTACTCATACTCCAGCAGCAACAAGTACTCCAACATATACTCCTTCGGTTACTCCGACAGGAACGCCTGCTAGCACACCAAATGCTACAAGCACTCCAACTTTAACGCCTACAAGTAGTCCAACAGGAACACCAGCTATTACTCCAACTAATACTGCAACCCCTACTTCTACTCCTACATATACCCCATCTATCACTCCAACAAATACAGTGACGCCAACAGCTTCACCTAAAATTGATAATGGAACATGGAGTGGAACTACTCAGTCATGGAGTGGTAATACAAATTATTGGGGAAGTTACTCACCAGTTGCGCCTACGCCAACTCCAACTAGTACGCTTACTCCAACACCGAGTATCACGCCAACATTTACACCTACTGCAAGTGTAACTCCAACAAGAACGCCAGCTGTAACAAGTACGCCTACGGTAACTCCTACTGGAACGCTTACACCTACGCCTACTCCATCATCAGCAGCAAAAACTTGTATTCGTATTCAAACTGGTAATAATGGTGGTGGTGGAAGTAGTTTCTTCACAACATTAGCAGGTGCTTGTGGATATACAGGTTCGTTACCAACAAACAGGGGAGCATCAGTACCATCTAGTAATACACAACCGGCTATTGGTGTTAGAATATATACTGGTTCATCTTGTACAACAACTGGTCCATTAGCAGGTGGAAATAAATACACTAAGTTTATATGGCCGAGTAATACAACAGGATATAACGTAATGCAAGTAGATAATAACGGATATATAATCTGGTTGGGAACTTGTTAAGAAAAAAATAATATTTATAAAAGAACAATAATAAAATTAAAAATAATAAAATATGTCAAATTTAGCAGCACAGTTTATCAGTCAATCATACCAATCGGTAATTAACGTTGGTACTGGTTCAGGTGCATCACTTACA